ACTATTGTTTCTCCAGGCAACACTTTTTTGATGTTTGTGTACAGCGTGTTTCTTAATGGATTGGTTCCTGCTTTGGTCAACATACTACATGCTAGATTATCCAGTGTCCGAGCATCAGGCACGACATCTAGCATTCCTTTGATTTCTGATGCAAACACGAGTCCTCTATCAATTTTGGCGTAGTACAATGGCTTGATGCCCGCGTGATCTCTGCTGAGGGTAATTGTCTGATTTGTTATATCATAGTATGCAAAGCCATGCATGGAATCAATCTCATCAAGAAAGTCTACCCCATAAATGTCCAGCCCCCAGGCCAATAATTCTGTGTCACACCCTGTCGTGTTTTTAAAATTGTTGTACTTCTCTATCAGTGAATTATAGTTGAAAATTTCCCCATTGTACACAAGGCGGTTGCCTTTTGGTGTGATCCATGGTTGTTGTGAATTGTTTGGATCAGCCATTATGCTCAGAAGATTATGACCTAACGTCACGTGATCAGATGTCCACACATTTGATCCGTCAGGGCCTCTGTGCTTACATACTTCTAGATAATCTTCTATGAACTTGGGATCGTTGTCCGTGATGCCGTATATGCCACACATTACAGACCTAATTTTGATTTGAATCTTTTATAAACTGTGCCGTCTCTTATCTCTTGTATGCTCCATAACTTGTAACCTAAATCATGAACCCATTGAGTCCTGTCGGGTGTCTTGGGTGTTTCTATGTCATTGAGATCCTTGTTACACACGTCCCAACACAGTGCAAGATCTGATGTGCAAAAAGTTGGTATCCCCCTTATGCAACTGTCAACACTGGCGGTGGAGTTGTGTGTTACCACGGCGTGTGCATTCGCAATCGCTTCCTGGAAATGGAATCTGTAAAATTTCTTTTCATCTCCCGCAAAGTGTTGCTGTGTGTATTGCAGTTCCACGTCCTCTGGAAAATCATCCTTTCGTGCGACAATGGATGCGACATGATTTGGATGCGGACGGACTATGAATTTTCTACTAGTGGCAGGTCTTAACCTTTCGTAAACTTTGTTGAACCATTCTATGGGATCCAGTTCGTTCATGCTCCAGTTGTCCTTTGGTTGCAGTACAAATATTACAGGATCATCCTGATTGGATTTGCGCCATGGTTCATATTTGACTTTGAATTTTTTTACCATCATGTCCCAACGATCGCTTGGACTGTTGTCAGATAGGAAGTCACCGTCGTTCATTGGTGTGTACAAAGACACCCTGAAATGATGATCAGGTGATGTTGACACATTACCAAAACTAGATAGCAGTCCTCCGTCAAATGTTATCAATGGAATCTTTTTGTCTCTGCAATTATTGGCAAGTTCCCTACGTCTGCCTTTGGTGTGATGCATCTGTCGGTCACCGCCATAACCAAACATGGCCGCCATGGGTGCGGTAGGAGTCATCTCACCCTCCACGGTTGGTCCGGATCTGTTCTCATTGACTATGACCGCTTCATCTCCGGCGGCCTCTATGCCTTCTTTGAGATGGTAAAGCAATTCGTAACTGTTTCCACGTTTACGATCCTTTACCGTCCTTCTGAATATCTCAACTTTCATTCAACATCCTCCATGCTGTGCCGTTGGCCATTTCTTGTAGTGTCCAGTTATTATACGCTAGACTGCTGAACAATGCAATCCTGTCTCCGTATTTAGGTGTTTCTATCTTGCTGAAATCTGTTTCCGATATGGGTGCCGCCGCACTGTTTTTGGGATCACAGAATACTGGCACGCCATTTGTGAGGCTGGCCACCATGGTGTTGGAGTTGTAGGTCACTGTTGCATGGTAATCTGCCCAATTGATATTGCCTTTGTGGACAGTAGGCCTATCAACCTTTACAGTGGCACCCACGTGATCAATTTCGATTGTTGGGTTGTATGGTTTTTCCCTTATATCTATATCTCTGTCAGTGTTCTGTTCGAGTATCTTCAATGTGTTAGACAGCCAGTCAGAGGCATCGAAGAAGTTCGCTATTGCATTGGTCGGTGGTAGGACAAGAATTTTCTTACCCTTGTTCCAAGGTTTGATGTCTTGCCTGAAATGTTTTTCATACCTGTCTGCTGACCTCTGTTGTAGTACGTTCTGGCAGTGTTTGTTCTTGGTTATACGCAACCAATGTGGACTGTCATGTGCATTTGTGAAATAACCATGATCCATGAAATAGAAATCTCTGTGTTCCTTCTCACACCATTTGTAAACCTCGCCTGACCCGGCTAATATACCGTACATGGTCAGATTCTCTTTGGGTAATGATTTTAAATCTCTGAATTGATATACCTTGCCCTGACCAGATCCACGAACGAAAGCATCCACATAACGCTGTGTCCGTGGTTTGGTCGTGTGTATTCCTGACAACATTATTTTCTGTTTTCCTTCACTTCAAACATCTTACGGCCGGCCGCCCTATTGAATTCTGCAATTATGTTTACACTCCTCCTGTGTAGCACGGCATTTTTCCTAGCGGATACGCTGTGTACACACCTTGTTGAATTGTTACAGAATACAACCAGTGTGTTTGCTTTGTAGGGGATTGTCTTCACAATTTTGCCCGCCTTCTCTTTTACTTCTCTACCGCCGTTTTTATTCACTTCTGAAATGGTATCATGTGTTTCGTGTATCTGGAATTCTCCACCTGTGCTTTGATCCTCTTTGTATGGCATGTAAAGTAAGGCCGCGTATATCTCCCTAGGATTGTCTATGTGTGCAGTCCTTGAACTGTAGTTGATGGGCTTGTGCATCACTGTCTGACAGTCGGTTCCTATCTTGTCATAGCCTGTGTCCCAGCCTCTTGGACTTAATGTTAAGTCTTCAAAGTGGGGAACCAAATCGCCAAACACTCCGGTCATGTGTTTGTAAAATTCCATTGATGTATGGTACTCTGTAAATTCTTTCCATAGATTGGAAACTTTTTTAGGTTTCAACATCTCGTCTGCTTTTAACCTATAACATATACCTGAATCAAATGGTTCCGTAGACAGCAGTTGTTCCGTAGGCCATTCCTTCTCTAATTGTTCGTAAACTTCCTGAGGTAGTGCATCCTCGATCACAAAATGTGGATAAGGTGCTAGTATTAGTTCAGGCTTTTTTTGTAATATCGAAAGATTCATTCTAGATGCTCCATTATCTCTGGAATGTTAATCTTGAAGTTTATCATGTCACTGAATCTTTTGACACCGTGTACCTTTGCTCCGTTTTCTCTAGGTATTGGCACTACGTCCGCTAGATATAATTTGTGTTCTAGATTTAAATTGTGCGACAACAATGGATACACTTTCTTGTGAAGCATGTTTCTGTCCTGGACCTCTATAACTTTTGTTCCGGGCTGGCACCACAATAGATTAACCATGCCTGCTCCGTGTGCCGCTAACACGTGTGATGCCTCTGCAAAGGTCTTCATTTGGTCCTTTATACTTAGATTCTCCAGAGCGACAGTTTCCCAGCCTTTGAGTTTCAACAATAATTCATCTGAGTTAATCATTCTCCTGGTTTTGGCCTCAGGCCTCAAAACAACTATCTTCCTATGTGGTTTTACACCTTTCAAATTTTTCAATCCTTTGAAATGTCTCAGCCATGGTGCCATCGGAGGTACTATCACACCATCATGAGAATTACTCATGCTTGGCACTATTAGATGTTTGAACTGCCAAGTTGATCCTTTGGGCATCACAACAATCTTCACATCGGGAAAAAGTTCCTGGCACACTTTCTCAAAATAAGGACTGTGATTGGCTAATATAAAACAGTATCTTGAAAAATTTGTGGACCATCTCTTCTCTAACAATCTAAATTTCGAGATCACGTCTATCCAAATATGCCATGGGTTTGCCTTGCTCTCATCATCCACCGGCAACCACACATAGGTGTTGGTCTCATTGAAAGATTCTGTGACCGGTGGTAGTGTAATATCCATCTCGGTGTCCCATTCTTTCCACAGGCCATGACTCTGCTGAGGTTTGTGTCTACGCTTGTGAGTCAGTTTCCATACGTGTTCCGTGATCAGTTTGTTTTCCCTAGTCAGCAACAATGGGCAGGTGTGTATTTTACAGTTGTGGAATTCAGCAACAAAGGTTGGTAAACTTGAAAAGTTTGGATCGATTGAGTCATGATAGGGAACAGTATAATTGTATTCCGGGTCCACTATCTCCCAACGGTCGAGGAAATATTTCAGTGAGCTAATGTTTTTTACTGGCATTTAATTAATAATTATGTTATAATACACTATTATGATATTATTCTCAAACGGTTGCAGTTTCTTAACTCCCAGGCCCAAGGACGGTGTGGACACTTTTACCAGTAAAATTATCGCTGAAAAGTATGATATGGAACTTGCCAACATAGCAATGGGAGGTCGGGGAAATACAAGGATAAGTTTCTCATCAAAGGTTTGGCTCGAACAGAACAAGGACAAGGATGTGTTCGCTGTGATAGGATGGTCAAGTGCAGTCAGGAATGATTATGTCACCGACGACGGATGGAAAAAAGGTCGCATACCCGGTACAGATCTCACTTGGCGTACGTGGAAGACACTGGACAATGTGAGTTTCATTAGAAGTCACAAAGGGTGGGATATTGAAAATAATTTAACCATGAATTTTTTAGAGAATGTGTTTGATCTACAAAATTATTTTGAACGTAAGCGAATACCGTATGTGATGTACAATTCCTTACCCAACGATTTTGGTAATGGAACAGCAGATTTTGAAGTCATTAGGAACGCGATCAACATGGATAGATTCTTCAGTCCTAAAGTGAGTCATTTAGAATTTGTCGCTGACAATAACTTTATTGTAAGTCCAAACGATCCACACCCATCGGCAGAAGGACACCAACAATGGGCAACACAACTAATAGAATTTATAGATGCTAACAATTTACGTACCATTTAGTAATAAGAACAGCAAGGCATGGGAGGTATTCAACGGTGTTGAGAAGTCGTGGCCAGATCAGATTACCAAATTAGACAATGCCGTGGAAACAGATCCCGTGAGCAACAGCATGTTCTGGGGATTCGTTGGCAACAACAGGGAAATGGTCAAGAAGTGTGAAGCACGTAATTACAACTACTGGTTCACTGACACACCTTACTTTGGAAGATTTGACAACAACAATCTGAAACCTGACAATCATTATTGGCGTGTGTGTAGGAATGCCATACACGTGCCTTACATAAAAAATTGCAAAGCAGATAGATTCGAGAAGTTTGGAATGAAGATCAAAGCACCAAATTTCGCTGGCAAGTATGTTTTGGTATGTCCTAGTAGTACAGGTATACACAACTACCTAGACAGACCCAATTGGACGAACGAGACCATGGAACAGATCAAGAGATACACGGACAGACCTATCAGACTTCGACACAAGCCTAGGGGCAGGGGTACATCAGGACCGAGCGAGGCCAAGGTACCCCTATCCGAGGATCTCAAGGAGGCATGGTGTGTGGTCACGAGTTGTAGCATAGCGGCAGTGGAGGCCATGTGTGAGGGCATACCTGTGTTCTGTGACAACAAGAGTTTCGCTGTCGATGTCGGGAACGTGGAACTAGCAGACATAGAGAATCCCTACTACGGTGGACCTGAGCCTTGGTTGTACAGCCTAGCATACCAACAGTTCACACCAGAAGAACTAGAGGACGGTACGGCAGTTGAGATATTGATGGACAAGGGAATATTATGAAGATAGAAAAATTGAGTGGAGGTTTATGGGTACCGTCCGCAGACGCCCAGATAGAACAATGGCGCGAAGCAGGAAATCCTTACATGCAGGACACCTGTCTCGATAAATTTCTCCAATGGTGCAAGATACAGAATAAGAAATTCAATCTCATAGTTGATGTGGGAGCATGGTGTGGAACATGGTCTATGGCAATGCAACAGTATGCAAAGAACGTTCATTGTTATGAACCTAACAAGTTGCACTATGAATGTCTAACAAGGAACATGAGTGCTCACAGTCATGTCAGATTGTACAATCAAGCAATAGGCAATGATGACGGATTTGTGAAGTTGACCGAGGAAAGCGCCACACAAAACACTAGGGTGTTGTTGGAAAAAGGTGAAACCAAGATCAACAAGTTAGATTCTTTAGATTTAAAAGGGGTGGATTTCATAAAGATAGATGTTGAAGGTTTGGAGATGGAAGTGCTCAAGGGTGCGGAAAAAACTCTAGAAAATGTTGAATACTTGATGATTGAGTTGAACGGCAACAGTGAGAAATACGGTAGCAGTAAGAGAGATATCAAGGAGCATTTGAAATCCTTAGGATTCAAAGTGCTGATCAAAACTTGGCCAGATATAATCTATTACAAAGCATGATGTACGAATATTTGAAAGAACTGAAATCAAAACAAGAGTTCATACCTTCGAGGATACTAGATATAGGTGCGTGGAATGGATTCTGGACCAAAAACGTCAAACCTATCTGGCCCAATGCTCATTACACCTGCATTGAAGCAGGACAAAAACACGAGAAAAGATTAAAAGAAGTAACCGACGATTATCATATCGCGGTGCTTGGAGACAGTGACAGGGAAATAAAAATGTACCTCCGTGAAATTGACAAGGGTAACAAGAAAAAAGTCACATACACAAAAGGTTCAACAGTGTTTGGTATTTTCAAAGATTATGAGATCAGACAGATGAAAACATTGGACCAATTAGTAGGTAAGGATGCCCAGTATGATTTGATCAAACAAGATGTTCAGGGTGCTGAGATAATGGTCATGAACGGTGCCCCAGATATATTCACACGTGCAAAATACGTGATACAAGAAGTCAACATACACAAGGATAAGCAGTTTCCAGATATGCCATCTGAAAATGAAATGGACGAATACATGTTCCAACTAGGATTCAATAACAGTGAGGTGATAGAACAAAAACCAAACGTAGATCAGATAGACAAGATTTATTTTTAATTTTATGAGCTGAAAAGATTTATTAGTTCCTTCTTCCAGTCATCAGCATACTCACAGTCTCGGTAGCCGTCAAACCACGGACCACCTTCTGTGTAGTGTAATACTTTTGGTGTGCCGTCCCTTGGCTCCTTGTACCAGCCTACCAACCAGTTGTACTCTGCGGGCATTGAACCTATCTCGTTGTCCTCTAACCAACTGAACCTGTGTAGGAACTTTGGTGATTCTTCGTTCAATAGTTCTGGTGTGAGGATTTTATTCTTGGGGTGTTCGCAGTTCCAAAGCACCATGCTTGACCAGTTCTTCCTGGGATATGATGTCTGCACCTGTCCGTCCATCTTAGTTGTTTCTTTTGGTGCATAGTCATGCTGTACAACTACAACCGCTTTCGACGGATCACAGTACTTCACAAGTTCATGGCTTGGAATCTTCCAAAGGAAATCACAGTCACAGAACACCGCCCAGCCTTTGAAGTCATTCATATATGGTACGAAGAACCTTGTGAATGTGAATTCAGTTGATGCCAACTTGTCCACAGGCCTGGTGTACAGTCCTTGGTCTCGCATCTGTTTTTGCTTGAGGGGGATGACTTCTGCTGACGGATCTCTTCTTTTTATAGAATGCTCACAAACTTGGTAAGCAATATCTTCTCTGCTGTCGTGTCCCACGTATATTTTCACACGAATATTTAACTATAAATATTTCCGTATGCAGATTTCACAACGTTGCCGAGAGTACGAAAGCAGGTTTACTCTATCGCCTAGTGGTGGTGTAGTAAATCAACAAGGATGGACACGGTACAAACAATATAGCACACCCGATCATGTTAGAAAAAATGCAAAGATGTTTTGGAACTTTGGAGTTTCCAGGGAAATTAGATACGAAGTCAATTGCAGGAAAGATAATCGCACAGCAAAGATATTGACCTTTGATCCAACCCCGTTATCAAAACAGACCACAGACAGTGCCAATGGAGGTGATTATAATATCATTCATACGAGCAAAGCCTATGACACAGTGGCAGGACAGACAATGAAGTTTTACGATGTTGCTGGTGATGGCAAGTGTTTTCAATTAGACGAACCGGAGAAATATGAGAATGTGATGGAAGTCCAAACAACTAATCTCAAAGAGATCGCTGATGAGCACGGTGCCGAAGTGGACATCATAAAATTAGATGTGGAAGGACGTTGGTATGAGATGCTGAATGAAATACTGGATTTGTCTTTGCCGGTAAAAGTGATACTGTGTGAATGCGAAATGGACATAGGCAATACAGATGACAACTTTGATAGATTGGATGAGATTGTGGAAAAATATCAAAACTGTGGATATAAAGTTTGGACAAATAGAATTGGTAAAAAACACAACATTGAACTTATTTTTACCAAAGATATATAGATTGTTATTTTCTTCCTGAAACTATCTGGTGTATTTCTTGCCAATTATTCACACGTATCACATCAGAATGATCAAAGTCTCGATTATATGGATGGTCTATTAATATGGGCTTTAAACCGTATTTGAGCCCGGCTACAGCGTTGTTTGGCTTGTCCTCCACCCAATACAGCCCGGTATTGTGAAACTCCGCTAATGCACTGTCTTTGTCAGCACCTGTACCTAGTATATGGTAATTTGTGAACACGTGCTCACCAAACAGTTCTCCCAATCTTCTTTTTCTCAACTGCTGTGCTGGTATGTCAGACGTTTGAGATGTTATTGGTATGAACGTCCACCCTTCGGCCGCCAACAGTTTGACCCAAGTCTGTGATTCCAGCATCGGTCTCTGTGTGCCCATCCAAGCACTCCTGTTGAACTCTCTTATGTGTTTTCTAATTTCGTCTTTTGTCACACCAAAACGTTCTGCCATCTCGTATGTGTTCTGTTTGTCTGGTAGTAGTCTGTGTGGGTGATACCTGGCACCTTTCTCATCAAATAATGTTTTCTGCAACATCCATTTGGTGAAGTGTTGTTCCCACTCGAGTAGCACACCGTCTACGTCTGTGAGTATTATTCTATTATTTGATATCGGCATCTTCCATTCCCGCGACTCTCAGTTTCACAATGTTTGTTATCTGCCATTGTTTCTGATCCAGTCCCTTGGTTATGCCCAGCCATTGATTTCTGATCAGTGCGAAGTCGTTAATGATTTTGTCCATGTCGACAACATCGTCCTCGCCGTCCACATACTTCTCTGCATCTCTGCTTGATAGTGCCCTGTTGTAATTTTCCAAGTATTTCCTGAAAGTCTTTGATCTCAATCTCCTCAACTCAATGTTTAGGTATTCCAAAATCGCTTCTAACTGTTGCAGTTGACTGAATCTCTCTTCCACTATGCCTGGCAGTGACGCACTGGCTCTTTCCAGATTACCGTATATCTTGCACTGCTTCTTGGCCTCTAACAGTTCCTTGTCAAAGTATGCCACGCAGTCTGGTATCTTTGCTAGGTTCCTGCTGACTTCGTTGTACCAATTAATCATCTTCGCCGTATCCGTCTGACTCTTCGTCTTCCTCGAACACAGTGTTGATCGCTTCTTCTAACTTGGGATCGTATTCGGCAGACGCCTTGATCTCGTCGTGCTCTACTCCTATGTCCTCTAGGCTCTTGATGAAGTCTATGGCACAATCCAGTTTCTGTCTCTCTGGAACGTAGTGTGTTATGGAGTTCCATAACCTTTCGATGTCCTCGTGTGTAAAGTCTATCATTACTCTTCTTTTTTACTCTTTGTTTTTGTTTCTACTTCGATGGGAGCATCAATATCTTCCACAAGTGCTTCATCTTTGAACTCCGCCATTATCATATCTAATTTATCACCAGTCCATTGTTTTCTGAAGTCAATGTGTTCTTTTCCTTTAGAATCAATATACTTCAATCTGTTTCCTGTCTGTACTAGCAAACCTTTTTTCTCAAACAACTCAACTAGGCCACTGTATGGATCCATTCCTGTGTCATAAGGTATCTTGACCTGCACACCTTCAAACGGTTTAGCATATCTAGTTTTCATTACCTTACAAGCGGCTCTAATACCCCTCACGTCTGAGACCTTGTTACCTGCTTCGTCTTCTTTAAGTTTTAGTTTTTTCATTGCAACAACAATACTTGATGCATAGATAAATCCTTGTCCTCCTGATATCTTGTCATCTGGATCAAACATATCTTGCGATGCGTATGTGTGATTGGTTGCTATAAGTCCCACGTTCCAACTACCAAACATGTTCACACAGTTTCTCACGAGTGCTGTCAAGGCCTTGGGTTTTCTACCCAAGTCTCCTTTCATGTCACCTGCTTCAAACTGGTTGACGTCTGTTGGTGTAAGCATCATGCCCAGACTGTCTATAACGAATAGCACCTTAGGTGCACCTTCCTTGTTGTCTGCGTGTTGTTCTTTGTACCCTTTCATGAACTCTGAAACAGTCTTTGCCACGTCATCGACCATTGACATGCTTAATTTTAAAAGTTTATCTTCTGATGTGTCGACTTTCAATGCCTGCAACCATTTCTCATCTAGTGCGTTCTCTGTGTCTATCAGGATAACGAAGATGCCTTGCTCTTGTGCATTCTTGATTATGTTACCTGATGCTATGTAACTTTTACCTGCTCCTGACTCACCTGCAAGTACAGTTACCTTACCTAGCGGAATTCCTTTGTTGAAATCACTAGTCATCAAATAGTTCAATGCGTAATTTCCTGTCGAGATCCAGTCTGTGGGATCGCTGAATCCTATGCCTAAGCCTTGTATAGACTTTGTGATACTCTTTCTAAACTTTGTTGCGTCAAATACTTTTGTCATAATTTTGTCCTTTGTGTCATCTATTTTAGCATACCTAGGCCCTAACGTCAATATTAGGGCCTTGGTAAAATGTCAGATT